CGCGATCGCCTCAAGGTCCGGATGCGCCAGGCGCAGCGCCGCCAGGGCATACACCGCGCAGTCGAGTGCTTCGTTGCGCGGGCGGGTCTTCTTCCACACCTGGCTCGGGATGCCCTTCGTGAAGCGCGTCATCAGGCGTTCGCTCGTGAGCTGCGCCGCGAACTCCTCATCGCACCAGTCCACGAGCGGCAGGTGCACGTAGCCGCGGCCCGTGTCGGTCACGTTCAGCCGAGACATCCAGAGCGCTTTCGCCGCATCGACGCCGACCGTGTAGAGCGGCACTTTGCGCACGCCCCCGCCCCACTTCCGCGGCGTGGGGGACGACACGATCGGGCGTTGCCCATCGCGGCCGATGATCGCGTAGACGCGCCGCGACGCGTGCTTGGCCGCGAAGTCGTACACCATCGTGGTCCTGTGGCCGGCCGAGTCGATGCAGATGGACTGCGCCGCGAGCGGCACCCCGGACGCGTGGAGGTATTCCCGGTTCAGGCTTTCCACGAGCGCCGCCCAGGGTTCCGGCTGCGACGTGTCCCCGCCGATCGTGTCCCGGTCGATCATCCAGGTCTCTTCACCCGGGCCCCACCCCACCACGAGCAGCTCGATCCGATCGTCCTGGACGTCGATGCCCATCGTCAGCACGCACGCGCCGGCTGGCACCGTGGATTCGTAGGCTTCGCGCCGGACCAACAAGCCCGTCGGCTCGATGCCTGTGCCCTGGTCCGGCTCCACCGGCTCCCCGAGCGTCGTGTTCTGCCAGGTGTGAAGCGTGCTTGGATCGCCGCGCTTCTGGTCGGCGCGCGCCTGCAGGAACGCCGACACGATCGCGCTGAGCGAGGACATCGGCGAATAGGCTTCCCACAGGTGGAACGACACGATCGAGCGGTCCCTCCGGTCTGGGCATCCCGCTAACCACTCGCCGCGTGCGAGCACCGCCACGCGCTCAACATCATCAAGGCCGTGGTCGCAATGCGGGCAATGAATCCGCGCTGTGGCGGGATCGTCGTTGGTCCACCGCACCTGGCACCACGCATACGCGAACAGCGCCCCGCACGCAGGGCACGGGACGTGATACCGCCGCTGGTCGCCAAGGTGGAACCACACATCGATCGGGCCGCCAACCACCGTCGGCGAACTGAGCATCAGCACGCGACGCCGGCGCCCGTATGAGGACGTGCGCTTCAGCGCGATCGCGAGCGTGTTGCCTTCGCCTGGCAACTCGGACGGGTAGCGGTCGATCTCATCGAGCACCAAGAGGCGTGTCGAGCGAGCGGCCAGCGACGCCGCCGAATTCGCCCCACCGATCGCGATGGACCCGCCGCGATAGGTCTTCGTCAGGATCGTGTTGCTAGAGTCCTTCGCGCGCTTGCGGCTCACCGCCTCTGCCAGGATGGGACTCGCGGCGATCACGGGATCAAGCCGGTTTCGCGCGAAGTCCTTCGCCATCGGGTCGACGGTCGGCTCGACGACCAGAATTGGACAGGGGTCGTGCGCGATGTGATACGCGGCGACGTTCACCGCGCACGCCGTTTTACCCCACTGGCTTGACCCCATGACGACGGCGATCTCGACGCCTGTTTCATGGAAGGCGTCCATGATGCCGCGCTGATACGGCGCAAAGTCCGTCTGCCAATGCGTGCCAGACAACGGGCCGGCGGTGACGACGATCTCTCGATCGGCAAACTCTGAGACATTCAAGATAGGCGGTGGGGCGAACCTAGCCACCACGCGCTCGAGCAGCGCTGCCCCGGCGTGTGGGCTCGACAGTGCCGGTTCAACCGCCATCATCGCTTCTTCCCTGCCTTGCGACGCGTCTTGCGCACGGGTGTCGTGGCGCGGGCGCCCGACGACAGCTCGCGGAGTGCGCCGTGGACCGCGTCTAGCAGCATGCGTTCAACGCCGACGACACCATCGAGCGCGGCCGCTCGGTGTAGTCGATCAGACAGCGCGGTTGGGAGCGACAGTAGGCGCGACCGGACGGCGGCAACCTGGGCGGACCAGATGCGATCGACGTCCTCGATGGCGATCAGCTTGCCAGCGCGCATCGCCACGCGCTGCTCGGCCTCAATCGCCTGGGCTAGTTCCTTTCGCGCGCGCGACACTGCGAAGTCTGGTCCCTGCTGGCGCGCGGCATCTTCGCGGGCTTGCACCCATGCGCGCGCTTTCGCCATGTCGTACTTCGACGCGCGGCCGCCCTTCCCGCGACGCTCGACGGGCAATCCCTCTTCGACCCACTTGACGATCGTCTGTGGATTACACTGCAAACGCTTGGCGAGTTCGAGTCGAGTGACCAGTCGGGAGGCCATGTGTCCTCTAAGCCCCTAGGGCCTGTTGAAATCTGAGGGATATTTGCGCGCCTCTTTGCCCGCAGGGTAGATGGCGTTAGGGGAACCTATTGGCGTGGGGGTAGGGTATCAGGCATCGCGTCTCCCTTAGCTCATCTTCGTCATGTGGCTACTGAGCGGTGCTGAGCCCTTCCTGCCGTCCCAGACCGTGTCGAATTCGGGTTTGGTGGCCGGCTTGCTGGCCGCAGGTTTCGGCGACGGGAGGCTGTAGCGCCGCTGCGACGTGGCGCCGGTGGCCGCGACCCTCCCGTTGCGCACGAGTTGCGTCAGGGTGTAGGCGCTGCAGCCCTCCACGTGCGCGAGGATGTCCGCTTTCGACTGGGGCGCCTTGCCCGTCAGGAAGGCCACGACACCAGGTCGGCGCTCGACCGCCTTGGGATTCGCCGCCTTCACCGCCGCGCGGATGGCCGGCTTCGTTGCACGTTTCGCGTGTTTCGTTGCAGGTCTCCGGCCTTTCGTCTCGCGCTTGGCCGGTGTCGTCTCGGGAATCGGGGCGATCGTCTCAGCCGGCAGAAAGGCCGGAGCCTCGAATAGGTCGGCCACGGCGCGCAGCGCCGTCACCAGGCCAGTGAGCGCGGCAATTCGCGTCTCGGTTTCTACGACGAGTGCCTGAAAAGCGTTCATCCCTTATTCCTCCGTTCCCGAAGTTCCGCTCGAACCGTGGTCCAGACCAACTCGCCCAGCACAGCCACGACGTAGATCGCGGCCAGGAGTTTCACTTCGCCATCCACGTCACGGGCTGATACGGAGCGAACAGCCAGTCCGTGATCGTCTTGCAGGTCCGCGCGGGAATCGCGGGGGTGGAGGGTTCGGGCGCGGGCGCCGGATCCGCGGCACCTATGCCAATGAGGTTGGCCCCAGGCGAGTCAGGCGCACCCTTCGGCTTCTCCCGCGCCGTGTTCGTGAGCGTCGTGCTTCCCCAATACGTCCCCCACGACGCCACCGGCTTGGGATGCTCGATGCACAGGATCGAGTTCGGGTCGAAGGCCTGCTTGATGACGATCACGCGCTGCGCGTCGGCGTTCCTGTCGCCAATCACGATGGGCAGCTTGTTTTCGAGCAGCGCCTCGATCTTGTATGCGGGCGCGGAGTCGACGACCAGTTTGGGTCTCTCCTGTGCCCCCGCGCGCGCCGCGGTGAGGCTAAGCCCGACGAGAACGAGCCCGACGATCCTGAGCATGGGTTCACGCGTCATAGAACTCTCCCTGTTTACGAGAACATCCGCTTCTTGGGAAGCATCAACGTGCGGGCGTTCTCCCGCGCCGCGACAACCGCCGACGCTTCCGCTGTCTCCCGATCCCGACGTTGCTGCGCCTCGTCCCAGAGTTCGCGCAACTGTTTCTCGGTCAACGTCTCGCAGACCCGCGTGACGTCGTCGACGAGCTTCCCTACCACGGCGCCAAAGAACTTCGCCCGGTTGATGTGCTCGCGCGCCTGGCGGTGTTCATACTTGCGCTCGTCGTTGACCTGGGGGCGCACGGAGTCGCCGAGTGGCCGGTTCGCGGTCTGGAGCTGCTCATCCATCAACTTCCGGCGGGTATCCTCCACCACCGTGCGTTCGTCCTGCCGGAGCGTCTTTCCGAACTTCTCGCGTTCCCAGGCTTCCACCTTCACCCGATGCGCCCGCGTGAGTTTGGCGATGGAGGCGCAGATCGCTGCCGTGAGGCAGTGCCACGCGACCGCCTCTCGCGTCTTGGCGTCCTCGTGGATCGATTGCCGAACCGCCTCCATCGCATGACGTCCATCCCAGTCAGCGGCCTTGAGCGCCTTCTTGCAGCGGGTCTCGATGAGGCGTTCCGCGTCCGTCATCAGCGCACCGCCTCAAAGAGCTCGCTCAGCCCCACGTGGTTGCCGCGCGGATAGGCCACGACCCCCAGGCTGCGCAGCGACCCGAGCATGTTGTTGAAATGGCCGTTGACCGAGTACCGGCAGGCGTTCGCGAGATCGTCGCGGCTGATAACCGCCCCGGCGTCGACCAGTGCGTCGAACAGGCGGCGCTGGGGCTCTTGACGCAGAATCGCCCGCACCCGCTGAATCAGCTCATCCCGAGATGGCGCGTCTTCGGGCGCCGCCGCCACGGCTCGTCCGGCATCGGTCAGCGACACGCAGTTCCCGGCCGGATACTCCACCAGCCCATTCGTCCGCAGGCCGCCCAGTTGGTTGTTGAAGTGGCCATTGACGGAATACCGCGCGACGAAGGCCGTTTGGTGTCGGGTGGGTTGAGGCACACCGGCCGAGTCCCACCAGGCCAGCGCGTTCAGGATGCGCTGAGCGGGGACGCTGATGTCACCCGTGCCATTCGCCACACGTTCAGCCTCCCCGCGGCGTGAGACGGTCCGGTCAACACGGACCGGTTGACTCTCACGCCGCGGATCGGCTTTTCGCGGGGTTATGGCGTGACGCGCGACGATGGGATGCACCGTCCGCGTGAGTTCTTGAACCGCGCCGCACACGGCGGCCGTCTGCTTACCGAGATCGTTCGTGATGCCGCAGACCGCAGCGTGCAGCTCGTGGGTGGCATCAGCCAGGCGCGTGAGTTCGGCCTCGTTCACCACGGGCACTTCCACGCGCTCGATCGTCGGCGGCTGCTTCTGGGCACCGCGTGCAAGTTCAGCCTTCAGTAATCCCAGTTCTCGGCGTTGCTCGGCGATGGTCTTGCGCAGCTCACGCGGATCGTCGGCCCTGGCTCGCTCAACCGTCGCCTTCATCGCTTCGCCGAGCGTCTGAATGTCCGCCGGCGTCAGGGCCTTGGGCTTGACCTGCTTCGCGCGCTGCGTCGGTGTCGAGGACGCGTCATACGTCACGCGCGCGAGCACGTGGACGCGCCGCTGGATCTGCAGCCACTGGGGCGACCAGACAAAGGCATCGCCCCGCGGCAAGGTCGGCAACGCGTTGACCAGGGCGACGTCCGCATTCCCGTGTTCAACCACCCATCCGCCAATCGTCTTGCGTTCCTGCGGCCCGTTGGTCTGAAACGCCAGCAACACCTCGGTCTGGTTCAGGACGTCCTTGTTCACCGCCTGCGGCCGCTGCGACAGGATCGACACGCCGATGCCGTAATTGCGCCCCACCTTCCCGATGTCCTCGAAGACGCCGACCATGCGCGCGTCATCGCCCCGTACCATCTGCGGCAGGAAGGCTTGGGCTTCTTCGAGGAACAGATGGCAGGCCGTGCGCGCGGTCTTCTTGCGGTGGAAGAGCTGCTCGGCAAACGCGGTCGCAAAGCGCGTGCGCTCGCCCTTGCGGAACGGCGACAGATCGAGCACGGCCGAGATGTGCTTGTCGACCAGCAGGTCCGCCATCATGGCGCCGCCGGTCGCCTCGAGCGGCACGTCCGCATGCTCGCCACCGAAGATGTAGACATGCTCGAACCCGGGTGACTTGCCGTCCGCCCCCAGGCGCAGCGCCCACCAATTGCCGACCCAATCCAGCACGATCACCTGGGCCTCGGCGGTCAGGAAGAGTTCCGCCAGCTTCATCGCCGCATACGTCTTCCCCGATCCGCTCCGGCCGATGAATGCGTACTTCTGCGAGACCGCTTCGTCGCTCGGCAGCGCCAGGTTGTCCGCCAGATGGAGTTTCACGCCCGTTCCCTCCTGCACTGATGCCGATCGTCCGCGTCGAGCATTTCGAACACACGCCCGCCGCGGATCAATGACTCCCCTTCCTGCACC